ATAGTATCCCCGTCAACAACACGATTAATCTCCGTTACTCTAAAATTATAGCAGCTCTTCCTGCTCGGTGGAACCATCGCTCCCATCTTGAACCTCCCAAAAATCATCTAGTGCACTATTTATAGCATCAGATGGTAGGGTTGCATTCCTTTCGATTTGACCTTTTCTCATATTTCTTTGAAACATCATCTGCAAACTCTGAAGATGATATGGACTTGTTATATCAATCTCTCCCTGTGCTGCTTCTCTTGGTAAAGTTACTTTATCTCTTGGCACTAATATTAAATCTCTCTCATCAGGACAATAAGTAGGTTTACCATCCAAACGAGGACTACAAGCGTGTGCAGGTGGATCAACCACTGGTGCAGTGCCACACATTGTCAAAAAGAATATTGGTAATAGTGAAATCCCTTTCATACCTTGTTTTCTATGTCTTGTAAATATTCAATCCACCATTCTGGATCTTTGGTATATTTCCATTTTGGAACTGTCATACCTCTCTCAGTATACCACTCAAATATTATATTGTCAATCTTTTGTGATATTCCAATACTCATCTTCCTCTTCGTCAACGTCTTCATATGCGTTTTCCAGATATGGTCCATGAGGTTTTTTAGATTCTTCTTTAACATAATTTCTTTCAACCGTTGTGGCAGACAACCATACTGCAAGTTTCATAATTATGTAGATAATCACGATAGGCAAAAAACAGGATATCAAAACAATTGACTTCATAAGACCTGTATTACTCCATTACAATCAGGAAAGTCTTGGAACAATTTCTTTTCAATACCTTGTTTCAGTGTCATAGCACTCATTGCACAACTTGTACAAGCACCACCCAGTCTAACCTTAACAAAATTAGTTTCTTTTTCTATTTCTACAAACTCTAAATAACCACCATCTGCCTCAATATAAGGTGCGATTTCAGACAATGATTCTAATACATTACTTTCAGTTAGTTCCACTTACTTTTTAAAATACTTGTTTATCATATCAATCTGATCTTGATACTTAGCAATCATATCTAACTCTTGTTCGATTGCTTCTACAATATTCGAGTGTTCTCCAATACCTGCAGGGTTTGTCAAGTAGACTTCTACGTTTGCTACATGCTTCTGGATGTCTCCTTGTGCGTGTGCTAGTAGTGCCTTAATCAGTTGTTCTCTCATGCATTTTAATAAATCTAATATTATGTAGCATCAAAAAGATGCTTCTTCAATTGCAGGAACTCTTATATCTTCAACCACTGAATAAGTTAGATCTTCTCTCCAATAGGAGTAATATATCTTACTCCATATAAGATCAAACTCTTCTTCATTAAGGTTTTTAAATAAGCACCTATCTTCTAGGTAAATGTGATATGATTTCATTCTACGTGTATCACCCCCACCATTCCTGCTCCTGCATGAGGATCACATTGAAACTTGTAATCTCCTGCTTTATCAAAGGTAACATCAAATGATTCGCCAGGTGCGAATGCTAGATCATTATGAGAGTACTCTGGATGATCTGCTACCATCATATTGTGTGGAGGTAGTTCGTTGTTTTTAAATGTAACTGTATCTCCTACATTAACAGTTACTTCACATGGTTCAAAGACAAGCATTCCTTCGCTGCCCATCAGTATTTCTATAGCGTATGCTTTTCCACCCAAGAAAATGCTGAACATAAGTAGCACACAGACTACCACGCATCTCTTGCTCCAATGTAAAAAATCTTTCATTTAATCCTCCCGTAGTATTTCATATAAAGAAAAAGGATGTTCCTGTAGATAGGGAACATCCTTCTTTGCGTATTCTGCTGCTTCAAATGCGTTTTCTGCATATTCGCAGATATGGTGCTCGACATCTTGTTGATCGTGCCAAGCAAGTGTGTAGTGGGACATGATTCCTTTCAACTCCAGTACATATTATATATTATATCAAATAGGTATAATTACGCAACTATATGTGGACTCCCTAACTTACCCGAATGACACCCACAAGCATGGGAAAATCCTTTTCTACACTGACTTGTACATACCAATCCATGTCAGGTTTATTTGATTTAAATGTAACCACAGGACCCATCAATTCTGTATGTCCATAGTAATTATAATCTATGTCTACAAACTCAGCAGTCACATCATGTTCTGCTAAATGATCTTTCATATTATCGAAAGATGCTTTGACATTTGATTCAGTTAATTTCATTTGAATGTGTCCTAGTAACTTAAAGAATTCTAATTCCATTTAGCATTCGACTCTTCTTCTTTCTCTTCTATGAAATTTAATTCAATTCCTTTAAGAGATAAAAGCACTACCTTTGATTCAGTTAATTTCTTACTGTAAAAGATAATTGGTTCGTCCAGTCCTGCATCGCCACTCATTCGCTAACCTCCTCGTTTGTTGGTTTTCCAAATGTTTTGTAACTCAGTTGTTGCTTTAGAAATTCAACTTGTAGTCTTAGACTTTTGTTTTCTTTTTCTAAATCCTCAATGTGTTTTTCGTAAACAGTAATCATACGTTCAACTTTAAATAATTTTACTTCAGTATCCCAATCCATCATCCGCCATCTAATTATTTAAACATTTAATCTTCGCTTAAGGTTTGGTCAGCAGTTCTTATTCAAGTCCTCTGCCATACTACCACCAATCTCTGCACCTTGATTGCCAGAGAACATGGTTACCCAACCAGCAGCAACCCAACCAATAATGGGAATGTTAGCGACACTAGGAGCAACACTAGCACCAACGCTGGAACCCACGAGTCTTCCTGTGTTTTCTGCTCCTCCGATTGCTTTGATACATGCTTCGGACTTTCCGTTTGCGATGGTTGTTGATGAACTATTTGGTTTTGTGTGAACTGCACCGTCCATCGTGTACTGTTCAATTGTTTTAACTTTGTTGTTAGCCAACCCAAGAAAGCCACCCTTCGTGTTACTATCCCTTTCCACACGTAGAACCTTTGGATCGTTTGCTTTATATTCTATGTAATACCCTTCATGACTAACATCTGCTTTATATGATGTATAAGGACCTACTGGTAGATTAATACTTGGCAATTTACTCTCACGATTCATGAGAGTTCCAATCATACCAATATGAGATAAACCAATGAGTCCACCTAATCCCAAAGCAAACATCTTAGTATAGTTCGGTTTCTTCTTTGGTTTAATCTCTGTACCAAACATTGCCTCTTCCTGATCCATTATCCTTTCTTAGGAGTGCTACTAGGTGCGATGACCATTGGTGCTTGCTCTAATCTTATTGTTTGAGCAGGTGCTGCTTGAGTTGCTTTCTCTATAAGCATCTCCATATCTTTCTTAGATATGTTTGCACTACCACCAGATGCTGCCTTATTTTTCTTTTGGCCCGCTTCAACCCCAAAAGTGGCCAAAACTCCTGTGAAGACCGAAGCTATGAAAGTTGGATCAATCTTATCCTGTTCTGTCATACCAGGAAATTGAACATAATTTAAGGTTAGTATTCCACCTGCCCAGATCAAGATCCCAAGTCTTACAAAAGTACTTAGGATCGCCATCTGTTCTTCTTTGTCGTCCACTGCTTCTTTTAGTTTTCCTAGAGGACCTTTTTTCTTTTCTTCTTCTTTTTTAACTGCTTCTGCCATTTCATTGCTTGGGTCATGCAGCCCTATTTAGAAGATTAAGTTTTCTAGAAAGGGATTGCTGGACCTGAAGGTAGTGGTGAGGAAGGTGATGCTAAAGGACTTCCCATATCTGGACTTAGACCTTTAAGTGCTCCTCCACCAATGTTAGGCATAACTGATTCCATTACTTTACCTTTGATGTTCTCGATAATCGCATCCTTGCGTATGAATACGTAACCAGCAACACCAACAACGGTGATAGATACAACACCGCTTGCAATAGCGATTCCATTTACAATTTTCTGTAACATAATACTATTTAATTAGATTTACTATAGTATGCTTCATAATATTTCACAAGTCCAGATGTTGTAACCTGCTTGCTTACCCAATCATCAGCACACTCATATATTGACCTGTTGTCATCAAATTTTTTCAACAGAATTGATAATGAATCTCTTCTGAGTTTCATCTTTTGTTCTGAATAATCAGTCATAATATTTGGTCAGTATGTTTATTGTAGCACTATCTATACTCTTTGTCAACTTGCTGTGCAGGACAAGGTGGTGATGTTCTGTGATAGTTGATATGCATTAACTCTATGAACACAAGAGAACAAACCAATATCATATTGATCTGAAACAACGGATG